CGACTGTGATGAACAAATTCAGAGCAAAAGCAAGATCGCTTAATGCTTTTGAATACATCACAACACCTATATCTAATAGAAACATCCTTGCTTACCAAGGTATTCCTATTTTCAGAAACGACTACATCCCTATGTCAGGTGGCGGTGCTAACACAGAATCATATGTGTATGCAGGATCATTTGAAGATGGCACAGGCAACGGTGTTGCTATGCTTTACCCTTCAACTGTACCTGGTGGTATCATCACTGAAGACCTAGGTGTATCTGAAAGATACCTTGCTAACTTAACAAGAGTGGTTCAGCACACTGCATTTGGTGTTCTTAATACTAAAGGTATTGAGCATATGCAAGTAGATGTTGGTGAATTAGCATAATAGTTAAGACACAACTTATAAACAAGGGCCCTCGTTGGCCCTTGTTTTCTCTTAAATCGCTAAATACAAGTAAGGAACATATATCATGGCTTTGACACTTATCACAACAGCAGGAGCATCCAACTCAAATTCTTATGCCACTGTGGCTGAAGCAAATACCTATCATGATTCAGTTAGAGAACAATCAGATTTGGTTTGGTCAGCACTACACGATGAGAAAAAGAAAAGATTACTTGCTCAAGCAACAAGATTGATTGATGAACATTTTGTTTTCTTAGGCAACAAGACATTTTCAGATCAGAATTTACAATGGCCAAGACAAGGTGTGTTGAAAGATGGCAAGTATGCACAAGGAATCATTGACACATTGGACCAACAATCAATACCACAGTTCGTCAAAGATGCCACAGCAGAATTTGCCAGAATACTTTCAGCGGAAGACACAACTGCTGATGATGACACAGCAGGATTCAAACAGATCATGGTTCAAGGTATATCATTGACTATGGATCAATCATCAAGAGTTTCCAAAGGTGTTATCAGATCAAGTGTGTATTCAATCCTAAGAAAATATGGTGATTACATTGCACCACTTAACGCAGGCTCTGGAGGCATTGGTCAAAATAGAACAGTGAGGGCTTAACAATGGGATTAAGAGCCACAATTCAAAATGCGGCAAGTTCAGCCTTTAGTGCATTGGGTGATATTCCTGTTTCAGTAACATATCTACAAGTTTCAGCAGGTGGTTACGACACAACCACAGGTGCCACAACTGAAACAACCATCTCAAGCACAATCACAGCATTGATCACAAAATTTGAAGAAGAAAGAGGTACAGCAGGCCAAAGCCAATCCACAGACAGACAGGCTTTGATACTGGGCAAAGATTTGGACTTTGTTCCAAAACCACAGGACCGTATCACTTATGATTCATTGACATATGAAGTTTATAAAGTTGAAAAAGATCCTGTGACAGCAATCTATAAACTGAGCATAAGGGAAAGATAACATGGCTTACAAAAAGAAAAGCAAAAAATCAAAATCTAGCAAAGGCAAGAAGAAAAAATATTAATGGAGATTTATGGCTCGTGTTAAATTTGAGAAAGACAAAATCACACATGAAACAAAGCCAAAGAAAACTTCAATAGGTGGTGGCAAACATAGTAAAACTATGATGAACAAATCCAAAAGAAGAAGTTATAAGAAGTATAGAGGACAAGGTAGGTAAAACACAATGAGTAGGCCTGAAATATACAAACATTTGGCAGATAGTTATACACATCAAAATAGATATTTGGCAGGCAGTGAACGATTATATGGTTTGGTTGTTGATTCCACATGGGTCATACAGATCAAACCTCAAGAATATTCATATCAGACTGTGAGAAAATATTTTAGACACATCTACAGCAGTGTGGGTCAAGCCCAATTGGCTCAAAAAAGAATTGCACAAGAATACGGTGTTGAAGCCAAAATAGTGGAGATATTAGCAAATGAGTTGGAAGTTGTTTAAAAACATTTGGCTGTTTGTCAAATGTGAAATACCAGAATTAATGAGCAATTGGAGATTGATACCTAGATTGTTGATGTTTATGTATTGTTATGCCTTTTACATGGTGGTCACTTGGTTTATGGCCATGCCAGATCCCACAAATGCACAGGCAGGTTTTGTGTCAGTGATTGTAGGTGCTGGTGCGGCTTGGTTTGGTTTATATGTAAATTCAGGCAAAGTGAAAACACAGGAAAACAAATAATGCCAGAATATCAAGGTAGACAAGTTGAATTAAACAAACCATTTAGATTACCCAGTGGATCTAGTAAAAAGTTTGGTGTTTATGTACGGAACAAGAGCACGGGAAAAGTAAATAAAGTTACATTTGGACAACCTGGTATGAGTATAAAAAGACAAAATGATGCTAGACGAAGATCATTCAATGCAAGAATGGGAGCCGTGTTAGACAAAGTCAAAGGACAAAAAACACTGAGCCCTGCATACTGGTCAATCCAAGCATGGAAAAAGGATTTTAAAATATAATGGCTTTGACAATACCACAAGCATTGAAAAGAATAGATCAAATCATGAATCAAGTTCAAGATCAATTTGTTGAAGAAGGTTCAAGAACAGTTAGATCTAAAACTCCTGTGAGAACAGGTAAATTGCAAAATGGTTGGAACACAAAGTCAGCACCATTTGGTAGACAAGCATCTATTGACAACAATGTGCAATATGCTAACTATGTAGAAAATGGATCACCCACAGTGAGACCCTACAAGATGGCGGCACAAACAGTACAAACATTAAGATCACAAGCAGACAGCATTGTGAGAAAGGCAGTGAAATAATGACATACCAAGCAGAAAGAGCCAGCATTGAACAAAGACTGTTAAACAATCTTTCCAGTGTGTATGTTCAATTTGACAATGTGCTGGGTTTGGTAGACAGTGCTGGAAACACTTTAGACAATGAACAGAATTTAACAGAATGGGTAAGATTAACCATTTTAACCAATGACAGCCAACAGGCAGAATTGGGCACAAAATTTACAAGACAAGAAGGACTCATAAGTGTCCAAGTATTTGTAAAAACAGGCACTGGAACACAAAGAGCCCGTGTTTTAGCAGAGTCTATAAGAACTATATTTCACATAGTTCAATTTGATGATATAACAACAAGGGCTGGAACAATGACTGTGATTGGAGAACAAACAGGCACAACTGACACTGATAATTTCTATCAGATTAACTTAGATTTTCCATATCATAGGCATCAATCATAAATATATTAGGAGAAACTAACTATGACAATACCAAGTGCAAGTTTAACAGAAATATTAATTAGCGGTGAATCTGCATTAGGAACTGCTTCAGGAAATGTTGCTGTATTAAGAGTAACATCTGAATCATTAGTACCAGCAGTATCAACTATCGCTTCAGAAGAAATTGATTCAACAAGAAATGTATCAGATTTAAACAAAGTATCTTCCATGGGTGAAGGTGAAATTGAATTTGAATTTAAAGATGATGCACCAACTGATATTTTATTACAAAGTTTAATTGGAACAACAGCAGGTAATGTTGCTGTAGGTCTTGTAGATGATACAGATTATTTCAATGGTACTACACAATCAAGTTTCTCAATTGAAAAGAAAACAACAGATGGTTCAACACCACTATACCAAGAATACAATGGTATGGTTCCAAGCACACTTGAATTGACAGCAGAGTCAGGATCATTTGTAACAGGCACAGTTGGTTTTATGGGTTCTACTGTGAATGCTATGTCAGGTTCAGCAAGTTTAACAGCAACTGATTCAGCAACAGAAACTACACCATTCACAACAGTTGACACAAACACAACTGTTCTTTATGATGCTTCAGCAGATTCAGTGACATACGCAGACTATGGTGCTTTACCTGGTTCAGCAAAAGTCACAGCATTTTCAATTTCAATTGACAATGGTTTAAGAGCACAAACACAAATAGGCTCAACAGATTTAGCAGGTATTGGTGCAGGTAGATTCACAGTAACAGGTTCACTGACTGTTTATGCAACCAATGAAACATTATTCAACAACTACATCAACACAACAAAATTTGGTTTGATGTTCCAAGTTGGTGACAGCACAAACAATTATAGATTCTATCTACCAGAAGTAAAACTTACTTCTGCTCAAGTTTTAGCAGGTGGTAATGATGAAGATGTGTTAATGGAACTAGAATGGCAAGCAGTTAAATCAACTATTTCTGGTGTCAACAGTGATGTTCCATTTACAATGAAACTTGTTAAAAACGAAGCATAATAATTAAAAACAAATAGGAAAAAAGGCAATGGATTTTACAAAGAAGTTTGGTTCGCTTGATCCAAAGGTTCAAGCAGAATGGATTGATTACGATGGCAGTCGTTTTTTGATTGCACCAGCCAACAATATTGCATTCAAAAACAAAACATTAGAAATGTTTAAAATGGGTGAAATACAAAGTGGTGGTTTAGATAATCTTTCAGCAAAACGAGTTATTGAAATAGAAGCAGAAGTAAAAGCACACACTATTTTATTAGATTGGGAAAAGGTTGAAGACCAAGGTGCACTTGTTCCTTACAACACAGAAAAAGCCAAAGACATGATTGTGAATTATGAATCATTTAGACAATGGCTTGATACTGAATCAATCAAACTGGCAACCAAAAAACAAGATCTGGACGACAGCAAAAAAAAGAGTTAAAAAAGGTAGTTGAGTGGTTGGCCGTATGGGGTCCACATTCAGACATACCTGAAGTGCGGCAAAAAGCCCCTACCTATGCCAGTCATTTGGACATTTATATCACGGCTTTCAACATTTTATCAAGTGATAGGTTAAATACATTTGGTGGAATTGGACCAATCTCTTTCACTGCAATGGTTGAATTTTGTAAATGGGCAGGCATCAAAGACCAACAAGAGTTTATCAATACCTTACAAGAGTTAGACCAACACTATGTCCTTACTGTTCACAAACAGGAGGAAAAAAGGAGTAAAAGTTTAACGAATGGCCACAGAAGTAGTAAATCTAAAAATAACCGTAGATAGTTCAGGTGCTGTTAATTCAGTCAAGAACTTAAAAACACAATTAGGCGGTGTTAATAAGAATTTTGGTACCACAGGTGTAGCAGGAGCGGCCGCATTTGGCAGAGTCAAAGGTGCTATTGCTGGACTTGGTTTAGGTCTATTGATAAAAGAAGTAGCACAAACATCAGCAGAATTTGAAGATTTACAATTGGCTTTGAATGCTGTATTTGGTGGAGTAGATGAAGGTGCCGCGGCATTTGATAGAGTCAAAGACATAGCAGGCAAACTGCCATTAGACATTGACCTAATCACATCAGCGTTCACACAATTAAAAGGTGCTGGTATTGAACCCACAGAAGAATTATTATTGAGTTTCTCAGATGCGGCTTCCGTGTCCACAGACAAGGTTGGTGCATTCCAATCATCAATTGATTTGTTTACCAGAACCATGCAAGGTGGTTTGGGTCTTGAAGAATTACAGAGATTACAAGACAGAGGTTTACCTGTATTTGATGTACTAAATGAAAAATTAGGTATTACCAGATTAGAAGTTTCCAACCTAGGTAAAACGGCAGAAGGTGCCAAAGAGATTAGAGATGCATTGTTTGAAGGATTTGATGAAAGATTTGGAGGTGCCACAGAAGTAGCCTTAACATCACTATCAACAAGATTTTCAAACTTTGGTGATGCAATGAAAAAAGCGGCTGTTGCCTTTGGTGGTAAAGGTGAGGGTGGTTTCCTAGATGGACTGGCAGAAGCCACAGGTGGCTTGACAGAATTTATAAGTGAAAATGAAGATCTAATTGCCGCAATTGGTAGATTGATTGGACAAGGTCTAAATCTAGTAATTGATGCATTTGGTATATTGTTTGATGTAATTAGAACAGTAGTAGACATAGTCAAATCAGCAATAGAAACATTCACAGGTTTTATACAAACAATCAAAGATGTAGGCACAAGCATTGTAGAATTTAAAGACAAAGTGGTTGGCAAATTTGAAGAAATGAAAACTGGCATTTCTGAAAAAATGAGCAGTATCAAAGACACAGTGGTTGGTTACTTCAGTGACACAGAACATGAAGTGGTTGGTGGATCAATTGTACCAGACATGGTCAATGGTGTGTTAGCAGAATTTAGTAGAATGGAAACAGGTGTGATACAGACCACACAATCAATGACCACAACAACCACAGCCATAATTGGCAATGGTTTTCATCAAGACAACATGAACAGAATACTTGTTGATCCTGTTAGACACACAACTGGAATAGTTAAATCAGAATTTGGTTCATTGGAAAGTGCTATATCAGGAAATGTTTCTGGTATCTTGTCAGGATCTAAATCAATCAAATCAGCATTGTTAGACATTGCCAAAACAGTGGCCACAAAAGGTATCACCAATGTGTTAATGGGTATGCTTGGTGGCGGCGGTGGCGGCATGGGCGGCAGTATTTTAGGATCATTGGCAAGCAGTTTCTTTGGAGGTTTCTTTGCAGACGGTGGTTATCTACCAAGAGGCAAAGTAGGAATTGCAGGGGAAAAAGGCGCAGAGTTGATAACTGGTCCAGCAAGAGTTATACCAATGAACAAAACAGGTTCAGTTTCTCCTGTGTTTAATTTCAATATCACAGGCGGAGTAAGTAGTAACACAAGAACAGGCACAGTGACACAACAAGATTTAAACAACATGGCTGGTAGAATACTTGAAGAAAGTATTGCTATAATGAGTCAAAGGAGATTTGCATAATGGCGGCTAACACAAGTTCAAATGCT